AGTAAGATAGATCGTCTCTATAAATCAGATCATGGTAGGGTAGGAGGTCATCTTCACATAGTTCTGGACGATCTGAATATTTCTGATAGCAATCTTCTGTTATGTATATTGCAAGCATACAGAGATGACTGTGAGCGTTGTATAAGCATCGGTATGGATCTTGCGGAAATGAATGAATTTGATAGAGCCTTATTTGTCAATGAGTTGCCATGACTAAGCCGACTACTGAAGAAGTAGTTCAATACGTATTTGATTCATGCAGATTCTTTGGTGCTTCACTCGTAACAGCACACCAAGTTGCAGCGTTAGTGGCTAAGGAGTTGGAAAAAATCAATGACGAAGGATGAAAGCAAGATAATCGACTGGAGAAGTACAGGACGTAGAAAGGCCAGAAGAGCATTATACCATGCTTATGTTCCATACCAGTGTGTAGACTGTGGAGTAACTAGTATGGAGCCTCCAAAGGATGCCCCAGTCTGGTTTGAGGAATTATGGCCTACGGAAGGCCGTGTTCTTGATTACCAGCTTCAAGCAGATCATGAATCAAAAGATTATGAGAACAACGAGATAGAATATCTAAATTGGAGGTGTCAACCTTGCCATAAAAAGGCAGATAGTAAAACTGAAAAGGGTGTAGCACAACAAACAAAAAATGTATGGTGAACATATTATGCTAGACAGGATAGCGTCCAACTATCGGTCCTAGGGATAGCAGAAATCTAGGCCAGACCCCTTGACAAGCATAGCGTCCTTCCTGTATAAGAGAGACGGGTCACCCGACCCGCATCACGCAGTTTCCAAAACATAATCACGGAAAGATAGGAAAAACAGTGACAAGTATTGATTTGACAGAAGACCCGGTGAATGATTCACAGGTGCGTTCCTGGTATAAAAAGTTGATGATTGAAGTCAACAGTATTGACGAAGTTCTCGATGCATCTGCCGACACATCTGGCAAGAGGAAGTTCACCAATGATTTGGTGACAAAGAGCGAGAGTGAATGGAAGCCGGCTGTTGATTCACTGGCAGAGCAGATGAACAATATGCCTGATGACGTTCGGGCCGGAGTTTTCTACGGCATGATGCGTCAACTCACAACTACTTTCAAGGAGACTCTTGATAAGTGGATTGAGCAGCAGGTTGCTACTTTGCCAAAGACTGAAGTCGAGACGATTTCAGATGAAGAGAAGAAGGTTCTTCAAGAGCGTCGGTCAGAACTTTCCAAGCAGGTGAATGCTATTATTGATATGGCGTATACATTCGGTGACGCAAAGGGAGACCAGGAGAATGAGCCTGATCCTAATTGGCCTAAGCCTCGTATTCGCCGTGGTGCTTTTGGTAAGCGTGGTCCTCGTGCTCTTTCTTTCTTCACTTGGGCAGTTGATGGAATTGGCATGGAGGGAGATGATGATTCCAACAAGGGAGTTTCAAACAAGCTTGGCTTCGAGAAGGTTTCGGAATTCACCAAAGCGTTGAAGGAAGCTGGTATTGATACCACGAACCCAGATGATGAGTTCACCGTCAATATCAAGGGTCATGAAATCAATGCCAAGAGGGAGACGGAAGAGGAAGAGGAAATCTCTACTGAGCCATCAGAAGAGGAGTCGGAAGATTCTGAGTAACTCTCTTTAAAAGAGACTTCGGGCGGCAACCTGAGCAAGTTGTTAAACTGCTCCTCTTCTCAAAAAATATAGAACGCCATAGCGCCGAAAGGGTCTTTTTCCATTTCTTCCCTGACGCGCAGCTATAATCCGACCACAGCTATGCTGGGTTTGTATAAAAGGATTCCCTTGACTCAGGGGCTAGAGTCACTTCATTCTATGAGGTGGACTATTTATTTTCTAGGCTTGCCATTATTGATTGGATTGATCATTAATTTATGATTATAGAAACAAATGAATATAGAGATTTACTAAAAACAGAATTGGAGATTTTCAAACTAGCGGATGCAGTTGCTTTAAATAATAAGCGTTACAGTGTCAAAACAGCAGTTCTGGTAGTACAAACAGTTCCCAAACTTCAAATAGTTTGTGGAACTTTTTGCAGTTTCAGAACATCAACATACGATAAGGAAAGTGGGTTCCATCCGGAATATACCGCCCTAGATATGTATAGTGCTGATATCTCAGATATCACATTCTACATATCGAAACTCAATATTAAGAATGAGCCGCTTCCTTCACGACCTTGTAAACGGTGCATGCTGGCACTTCAAGAAACTCCAGAAGTAACGCATATCGTTTACCGGGATGATAAACTACGTATAGTTAAGGAGGCATTAGAATGACATCAAGTGATACGTCATTCACTGACGATCAACTTGTATTTTTAATCGAATACCTTGAGTCTCAACGTAAGGCCGGGTATACACTTGAAGATGTAATTGAAGGTATTGAAGATGGAAGTCTCATTAAGCCAACCTATCACTCGATCAACGGTGTTGCGAGTCAGTCCTAGTAGGATTACTTGTTTTCAAGATTGTCCTAAGAAATACGACTACGTCTATAGAAAGAATTTACAATCTAAGCCTGTGCCAAGAGTTGCCTTTGATAAAGGTAACTATTGTCATGAGCTAATGCATGCATATTATAAATTGATTAGAGACGAGGGAATGACCCCTGGCTCTGAACTTGTGCTGCGTACAATTATATCTCGTATTCAGAACGATATCAATGTCGCTTCTAATATCTCTGTACTTCCCATCTATGCTTCAATCACGAAGACTATGACTCGATTCATTACTGAACAGAGTCCATTGATTGACAAGGGAATTACTGTGTTAGGTGTCGAGCACGAGATTGACGTTCCGATAACAACTCCAGCCGGTCGCAATTTCCAACTCTTCGGCTTCATTGATCTAATTTATCGAGATGCTCAGGGCCGTCTACGTATTCGTGATCATAAGACTGGTCAGAAAGCATGGACAAAGGCAGAAGCTAACAATTCCAATCAATTGATGTATTACTCTGCGGCTACTTGGAAAACAAGCCGCGAAGTACCAATGGCTGAGATTAGTTTCTTGAACGTCAAGGATTACGTTCGCAAGGCACCATCTTTCGAAGACGCATTCGCCTTTCCAACAGTTATTTATACTGAGAAGGAATTGTCTACTTATCTGAGGCAAACTTTACAGTTGGTAGACCAGATGATATCGTCTGAGCCGATCCCCCACTACGGCAGACAATGTAATTGGTGTCCATTTTTGACCCCATGTGTGTTTGACCGTAAGGGTATTGATTCCAGCTTGATACTGGAACAGCAATTCACCGTGGTAGATCGGAATGCTATCCGTAAACATGCCAAGTTTACCGACGACAACTCCTCAGAAGACTCTGCCTATTAGATCTTTTGTAGCTTATCTTTCAGACGGTAGAACTATGCAAGTCCGTGTTGGTAGCGGGGATGGTTTTATACGTCAACAAATTATACAAAGTGGTGACCAAACCATTTACACGTATGAATGTTTTATAGTAAATGGGATTGTCAAATGGTCAGGTTGGAGAAGTTTTCCTAAGTTTGGAGGAGGTGAGATGAGCACAGAAGAGACACCAAAAACACCTGATGAAGAAAATGAAGATGAGGAAGAGCGTGAAAAAGAATCAGAATGAATAAAATACGTAGATTTGTTCTTGAGCGAGTAGAAGATGTTACAGGAATATCAGGAACCGGAATAATTGCTGAGGGAGTTGAATTTTCTGACGGTGTAGTTTGTCTACATTGGACGTCCGAATGGCCTTCATCTGTAGTTCACTACGATAGAGGTATTGAGAGCGTTTATCACGTTCATGGTCATAACGGTAAAACAAAGATAGTTTTTTTGGATGATTAAAGGTACTGAACCAGTTAAAGATAGAACAGTTTTCGTTAAAGCATTAATCTACGGACAGGCCGGGGCTGGAAAGACTAAGTTCTGTGCAGATTCACCCAAACCGTGTTGGTTTGACTTTGAATCATCGACGGAAACCTTACGCCATTGGCCCGAGTACGAAAATATACCAGTCAAAACACCTAAAGACGTTGAAGAACTCCGTAAAGACGTTGTTGAAGCAGTTAAAGATCCTGATGTCGAAACGATCATCATCGACAGTATTACTACCAGTTTGGATTATTACTTACGACGACATATGGACAGTATTGCTTCCAAACGGGACAAGTATACCTTGTACGAGGCTGACTATAAGTACGCGACTCAAGTATTCACAGATCTTTTCGGATTCTTACAAGAACAACCAATCAATGTTGTCATTATCGGACACGAGAGAGTATTTCGTGACAATGACTCAGGAACAATTACAGGAATTGTTCCCGACGTTACACCTAGACTTCAACAAGCAGTCACTAGATTGGTTAATGTCGTTGGATACTTTCAAATCGAACCATCTCAATTAAAAGGAGCTACACGCAAGCTATATGTAAATAGAACGAAAATCATAGAAGCTAAAAATAGGTTAAACCTTCAACAAACATTTATTGAGAACCCTGAATGGAAGGAACTCTTTGGATCTTAAAGAACTTTATTGGCTAGCAGGATTGCTTGAAGGTGAGGGCAGTTTTTCAATTAGTTGCATTGAAGATAGAGAATATCCTAGGTTACGTATAACAATTCAAATGACAGATGAAGATGTAATTAGAAGAGCCTCTAAGGTAACTAATTTTGGATCTGTTTATGGTCCATATAGGGGTACAAATAAACCACTATGGGTGTGGACTACTACTAGTAGATTAGAAGTAGCACAGCTAGCTATGACAGTTTATCCCTTAATGGGAGAAAGGAGACAATCTCAAATAAGGGGACTATTAAATTCATGGAAGAAAATTCCAGTTGATAAATGTTTAAGAGGCCACATTAAAAACGGATTACGTTCTTGTAAAGAATGTAAAAAACAACAGGATGCAGAAAGATATTGGAGGAGTAAATACGATGTCGGATAATCAATTTACAATCAACTTTGGCCAGGCTAAAGTTTTGAAGCTTCCCGATGAGGGCAACTATCCTCTCGTAGTGTCCGATTATCAAGTTAAACCAGCTAAAAATGAGGAATCACGCTCTAAGGGTTTCAATATCTCCCTTATTTTCCAGTTTGTAGAACCGGAAGAAGGTATGGAGAATTTTAAAATCTACCATAATTTGTGGGTGAGTTTCGAGAATCCGTGGGCTGCAAAGATCTTCTTCGATGCCCTAACTGGTAAAGAGCTGGACTCTGAAATGGATCTTTCAGATGCCAACGAATTCATCGGTGAAAAAGTGATGGCTTCACTTGTTCATGAGAGCTACACAGCCAACGATGGGACGACAAAGACAAAAATGTCTGTAGCTTCTGCTCAGTCATTCTACAACATGCCGTTCTAACTGTTATAGATCGCCTCCGGTAGAACATTTACCCTATCTGTGCCCGCAGCCCGTCATGTTCTACCGGAGGCACTTCTATTCTCTGGAAGGAAATGGAAAACGAACTCGACACTTACATTCAAATGGTGTTTTCAGGTCTTGATGGCTTCGTCTACTCTCCAATCAAGAGACCTGACAGTTGGGAACAACGTTACTTCGAATATCCCAAGGACGAACAATTAATAAAGGACTGGATCAGGACGAATGCACACGATTCTGAAAGTGATGTGTATATTAGTCCTGTATTGTATAGTGGTCCTCACGCTGTCAAAGCTAATTTCAAAACGGCTCAAGTAGTTTGGGTAGAGTTCGACGGAGATAGATACATCGAATTCCCTGGACTGCCAGAACCTACAGCAATAGTTCAGACTTCATTTGAGAGTCATGTTCACTGCTACTGGTCTGTAGATCCAATAAATGGACAGACCCTTGAGGATATCAATCGGCGGCTAACTTTTTACCTACAGGCGGATAGCTCCGGATGGGATTGTACGCAACTACTTCGTCCACCGGAGACATTCAATAGAAAGCGCAGCCGTCCTGTTACTTTGGCAAGCTATACTGCTGGGACGTTATTTTCTCTACCTGTATTCGACAGTGCTCCAGTTATTGAGTTTCCAAAACAAGAAACGATCCTACAGGAAGAGCTGCTTCCAGTTAAGGAAATCCTCAAGAAAAGGGAACTCTCTCTTCATCTGATTAAACAGATCAGAGTTGAAACTCCGGAACACCCTCATAGAAGTTCCTTCTTAGCAAGGATGGCGAATGAGTTAGCCGAAGAAGAGTTCAACCATCTAGAGATCGTGTCGTGTCTCTTTGAGATCGACTCTCGTATCAAGAAGTTTACAGACCGTTCTGATCGTTTACTACGTCTTAGTCAACTTGCCGATTACGCCCTAGCAAAGCAGCTTGCGGCTGAACAACTAGCTGTTTACACGCCACAGCAAATCTTAGAACATGAAGAGGATCTACAATGGATTCTGATGGGCTTATTACATACGACTGGGCAGATGATTTTATCTTCTGCCCCAGGTGTAGGGAAAACACAATTAGCTTTGCAGCTATCCTATCAGTTAGTGACTCGTCAATTGTTTCTAGACTTTGGTACCACAGTATCTATCAAGCACTCCATACTCTTCATGAGCTTGGAGATGGACAGACGGACTTTGAAGTATATCTTTACTCACCAGAAAAAAGAATGGGATTCTCCACCGGAACGATGGCACCTGATCGACGAACAGGGAAGCCTCTTGAAGTACGAAAATTTGATTGAGAAGCTTCAACCGACAGTAGTGATAATAGATAGCTTAACTGAACTTCTAGAGGATGAGGATATCACACCCGATATCAAGGCCAGACGTACAATGAAGTGGTGCCGTCGGATCAGACGGACTTACAACTGTGCAATCATCTTGATACATCATAACAGGAAAGCGACTGAAGGTAATAAGAAACCCAAGACGCTAGCCGATCTGGCCGGAAGTTTTCAATTCGGTAAGGATAGTGACACAGTTATTCAGTTATGGGAAGATCACAAGGGTCTAGAGTTCAGCACAGTTAAGACACGGTTCGGACAAAGACAAGAATTTATTATCGTTCGTAATCAGAACTTGTGGTATCGAAGAAAGGAACCAGTAGTCTCTACTGAAAATAAAGATGTTAGTGACGGAAGCGAGTCAGTTCAATCAGATAAGACAGGAATTGTTGACATCACATTTGGTAGGGGTGGATACAGAAACGAACTGGACAAACCGATTGGCGGAGAGATTCCTTCTGGGGATAGCAGTAACGACCGACCAGAATAGCTACTATATCCCTGTAGGCCACCAGCCTTTTATGGGTTCAGACCCTAGAAATCTTGAAGTCCCCCGTGATTTGTTCAAGAACGTTACCTGTCCCATCATTGCTCATAATATGAAGTTCGATTACATTACTCTCAAGCGTGCAGGTATAGATCTTCCTATAAATAACTTGTGGTGTACCTTGATGATGGCTGTATACATAGATGAGAAGAACAAAGGGAAGGATGCTGGTCACGATCTAGATTTAGTTCTTAGGAAATATCTAGGTGAGCAAAAGAAAAAGATCGAAGCGAAGGCTTTAGCTAATTTCGGCTGGACTACTTGTCCACCGGAATATATGGCTCAGTATGCTGAAGCTGACTGTCAACCACTTCCCAAACTTTACACGGCACTTCGTCCGAAACTTTCTGACCTTATCGTAAAGTTGTGGGAAGAGGTTGACAGAGATTTTATGTTATGTCTTGCTGAAATCGAAAACCAGGGAATTCCAATTGACCGGGAATTATGCGAAGTCCTGAACTGGAAATGTCTTGTCCGTATGAATGAGATCCGGGAAGAATTGGGATTCGATCCAGCCAAACCATCTCAACTGCATCCCAAACTCTTCCATGATCCACCTTTTGGTTTAGGTTTAAAGCCCGCATTACTAACTCCTACCGGGAAGCCACAGGTTAGCCTGGAGTGGCTACAGAGAGTCGGTCATCCGACGACTGCTCTTGTATATGAGTATAGGAAGACAGCCAAGCAACAGTCAAGCTATTTCTCGTCCTATCTTGACCTCACTACCAGGGACTATGCTCGTCTTCATCCAAACTTCAAACAGTTCGGCACTGAGACCGGCCGTCTGTCATGTGAAGACCCCAACCTTCAGCAGATACCCAGGGAAGAATATAAGGATGCAGAAGTTAAGAAGCTCTTTTTACCAGAGAGAGAAAAGCAACTCTGGGAAATTGACTTTAGGACGATTGAATATCGGCTCCAAGCGGTATATGCACAGGACCACAAACTCATCGAGCTTTTTGAGTCGGAGGGAGATTTCCATCAACTCGTTGCTGATGATTTATCTGCGAAGTTGGGAGTTAAATTTCCACGGCAACAAGCGAAGACGGTTAACTATCTCATGTCGTACGGAGGGGGAAAACAAGTCTTGGCTAAAGCTCTCGGTACATCAGTTGGAACCGCACAATCAATACATGCCGCGTATCGAGCTTCGTATCCTTTGATCTTTGAGAAAGCAGAAGAGGCACGTCTTGCAGCAGAGGCAAATGATCTGTCAATCCCCATGTGGTCTGGCCGAGTGCGACATTTCGCATATCAATCAGAAACTCACAAGGCTTTCAACGCTGTTGTCCAAGGGGGTGCTTTCGAAATTGTTAAACGGGCAATGCTTAAACTCAGAAAAGCCGGAGTCAACGTGTCGAATACGGTACATGATAGTTGTTGGATTAACGTAGATAATGAGAATGACGTTATCGAGGCTCAAAACATAATGAGCGGCTGGACCAAGCCGTTTTTTGGATTGTCATTTCGCACAGATCGTAAGAGACTTCGATGAAAGTATTTCTATGTTGTCTTATCTTATATGGATGTTCAGATAGTTATCCTGTTCTGCCCACTGTAACATTTCCTCCACCAACTATTAAAATAGAAACTGTTATCACTACTACATCCATATCAATCAATACGTCCACTTCTATTTCAGGCGAAGATGTACCAATGCCGCCACCTAACTTAATTCCACACGATGAATATTTTCCAAACTCAACTTTAGGAGCTTAAATGAGTGAGACTGATTACGTCACAAACGTCACATTGCTGGCCAAATATTTGGACTGGACTGTAAATGACAAACTGTTGAACATGATCCATGTCGTAGATGATGAAGTGCGGCCTGTAGGTTTTCGACAGATCGACAGACACTCTGGCGGAAATAAGATCTATTCTGCCCACGTTTGGAGTACTGCTGTAGATTGGCTTGATTCTCGTTACCGTGATGATCTATTTAATATCTTGAAGGGGAATGCTGATGACTGCTACCTCTATGAACAAACGGAAGATCAAATTGCAAGAATCTACTACCTTGACACCTGGGGATGGGTTCACATCAAATGAGTGAAAAACCATCACTTAATGACATAATGAAAAAGCTGTTTCTCGATGGAATAATTCGTGATATCTATGAACCAATTCCACCAGAGGAGTGGGCTGACGAGATGAATGAGAAAATAGAAGTATTGAAAGAGTTCATAGAGGATGAAGATACTGGCGATTGATCCTGGGAAGACAACGGGCTGGGCTAATATTGAAGTAAAAAATAACAAAATAGAGCTAGGTGTTTTTGGCAACACAAAGGACACTACGTTAATAGAGTTGCTTCCCAATCTTACAGAAGTAGATATAGTAATCTATGAGGCGTGGCTCACCAGACCGAAACACTTACAACGTGGTGCATTCGATTGGGATCCTATGGTAGCTCCGCAAGTAATAGGATCTTTACTCACCCTTTGCAAAACATTGGAAAAACAGGAGATTGTAAAACAGCAGCCGTCGATAAAACCTGTCGGCTATGCGTTAGCGGGAATGAAATACGTACAGGGAAAGAAAGGGACACACTGGCAGGATGCCTTAGCTCATGCCGTGTATTATGCCGTGAAGACGCTTGGAGCGCTTCCTGTACGTAAATCTTTCTGATGAGCCGTTTTCGATCTAAGTCATTTAATCCACCCCAAACTCCAGTTTCATCATGCTCTAAGGCGAACTGGAGACATTCGGATTGTACCGGACACTGACCACAGATTCGTTTGGCGGCACGATCTTTGGCAGCATCATATTGATACCACATCTTAGTTGGGTAATTTTTACAGAGACCCTCTCTATACCAACTAGGTATCTCCCTCATGACAACAATTTACTCCCTCCGCCACCAATTGCAACCAATAACTCATATCGAACAGACGTACCCTATACTGAGGCTGACTCCACTGCAATCAGGCCATCTACCAGGGACTCTACAGTAGGCCAGAGGCTCTCTGTGGCCCTCAGAGCGACGATCAGGGAGGGTCAGCTACCCAGACACTTGACCGATTTTGACTCTGTCTTAAATTTATTCAGGAGGCTTACTATGTCTTGGAAACAAACAACAAAATCTGGAAGTGAGTCAACGAGACTTAAATCAGGGGATATTGTAATAATTAAGAGAGAAGAACCAGCTAAAGGAACTTGGAATAATTATGCTGGAAAAGTAGGAGTAGTTCGTACTGTTAATTTACAGACTATTCCAGAACATAATTGGTCCTATGTAGAGCTAGGAATTCAATTCTCAGGAGCACATAAGGTAACTTGGTTTAGAGCTGATGAAGTTATCTATTCACCGGACGATATATAGGATTGCCTTGATTGTTAATATCGTACGTCTTAGGAGTCTTTTTATAACCATCTGGAAGATGCTTCTTTACATAACCAATAGCTTCTTCAGGAGTATAGAAACTGGCGATATCTGTAGCATTACCTTGAGGATCGAGCACTGACTTGTTCTTAACAGTATAAATCTGAGCTTCGCCGCTCTGTGAGGTTTGGCGACTGATATAGAAAAGATCTTGAGAGTAGTTGATTTGCTGAAGAGGATCGTCAATCAGTCGATCCTTCCATTCCTGTTCAGCATATAGCTGTTGATTCTCTCTGAGTTTCCTGATAGGAAGACCCGCACCGATACGACTTGAAAGCAACTTCTCACCCCACGGCTTGCTAGGATTAAGAAACTGTTGAACTTCTCTGGTACCTGGAACTTTACCAAGCAAGTAATCTCCAAAGGATTGATCCTGAAGTGGCTTATCAAGAAAAGCTTGCTGTCCTGTTCCTTGTTCGATACCTATCTGGTACGGAGTAGCAACTTGAGATAGCAAGCTGTTAAAGAATTCATGAGGGTTTTTTGTGCGGACTGAATTCAGAACAGAAGTCGGCAAGATATCATTGGTCACATACCAAGGTTCATCTTCTTGTCCACCAATGAAAGCATACCCGGCATCTCTAATGTCTTGGGGAACACGAAAGCCGTCAAACTCATCAGCCATCTCATTTCCGCTTCCTGGTACACTTCTTTGATGTAGGTATCTAGTCCATGAAGAAATCCATCTAGGATCCTGATACATAGCTTGCATCAGTGTGGGTGCGGCTTTACGGATGAATGTATAGAATGGAAAGGCCAATGTCTTAGTTTGCTTTTCCCAAAGCATCAAGGCGTTGTAATCAAAACGATAGTTATTTACACGCCAAAGAGCAGCAGAACTAGCTTTACGATCAAGTGCAGCTAGATCACGTTCGCCCTTCTTCCAGAGTTCACGAGCTTCTTGCTGATAAGCCGTTACGTAATGAGTGAATCGACCAGAATCTTCACGGAATCCAGAAATATCTGTAGCAATTCTCTCAGTTCTACCAACAACACGCTTAGGAAGATTATACTTAGTAGGTGCATGTAGATCAGAAAGCTCTGCGTTGATGAAGCCGGAGTTAGCTTCACTCTGATATTTATGCCACATCTCTCTGAAGGAAAGATCCAATCCAGGATTCTCCTTCAGAATCTTGAACATTCCTTCCTTGCCGGCCAGTGCAGCTATTCCCTTTTGAATAACATTTGCATAGTCCTTGGGAAGAATATGATCGAGTAGTCCCATAAAGACATCTCCAATCATATTCTTATTGTGGAAACCGGGCCAGGGAAGCGTCATTCCTTTCTTTAGGATCCGCATAACACTAGCAAATGAACGTGCAATTCGTCCTTGTTGACCAGTATGCCATTTCGTAATGTCATCAAACTGATCGACCATTTCTTTCATTGCCTTCGGCAGATAAGCATCCTCTCCGGTACGTTCGAGATTCACACGTACAGATTCCGGCAGCTTAGAGAAATCAATTTTTGAAAGACCACGGGCTTCAGCAGCATAACCACGGCCTGTAGGATTCAAATGTGTGACAACTCCATATTTATCTACCATGTCAGCTAAGAAGCGAGCACGGATCATATCACGATTATATTTGATTCTCCTCTGACGTAATGCTTCAAAAGCATTCTCAGTCGGACGAAGATTGGCTTCATGAGCATTGACAGTCTTAAAGCGGCCTGCACCTTCTCCGTTATTAGCACGAACATTAGCATGGATAGTACGCTTACGATCTGTCTTCCATCTGGTTCTATTCTCTACTGTTCCACCACGGTTTGAAACATAAGCATAATTAGGATCGTACGGAGTTAAATGGTTTCTCGGGTCTGTAACATTGCGGTTCCTACCACGTGCTCCGAATGTAAATTCTTCGTTATACATCCAGCGATTTTGATCTTTAATCCAGTTTGCAGCATATTGTAATTCTGGAGACAGAGTATTGACAGTATTATTCTCAATAGCTCGCTGAATCGTATGGCCGTCAGCCTTAGTATAGTTCTTAGCTAGATCATAGATCTCTTTTTCAAAATCTTCAGTAGATCGAACTCCCCATGCACGAGCACGGGTAGTATCTAGAGAGAGACTTCCTGGAAAGACTGATTCGTATCTAAAGTTCTTTCCAATATCATTAAAGAACTTACTCTCAATTGTAGAGAAAGCTTTTCCAACTCCTTTGACAGGAATAACTTTGTTACCTACACGGATGCCAGGAGTATTGTAGTAGCTGTTGCGAAACTCACGAGCAATGTCATCAGAAGCCTGCTGAATGTACGGTGTATATTTCCTATCAATAACTTCTTGTTCAATTTTATGAACAAGGTTAGTATCACCGGTAGAAAGATAATTAGCTAGGCCGTCCCGTGTAACGTTAGAGGGCAGATGTCCTTTACCAACTAAATCAGAAGTAAGATCATCAAGAAATTCTGTAAAGTCTGGATTGAGAGCAGCCCAATGATCGAGAGCATTTCCAGACAGTTTCGGTCCACGACCTGTCATACCGTCTACAAGACGCTGAACTCTATCTTTAAGATAAAGAGTTAGAGAATCGTGTAAAGATTGTGAGCCTAATGCACCTGCATTACTGGCCGTCATTTTTGGATTGAGAACTTGATACCGGCCCTTGCTACCACCGGAGTTGACCTCCAATTCGGCAGCATCAAACATATCATTCAGCCGCTTTTCAAAGTGGTCGGCCATAGCTGCTTCTGAAGGAAACACACGATAACCACCAGGTGCTTTAGCCGCTCCTGTAACAATCTGATTTTCTGCGTCAGCCGCCCAACGCTCAGCTATTGTTCTAGCATGTGCTCGCATAGATTCAGCAGTAGCTAGCTTACCTTCAATAACTCCGGCTTTAGCTCCACCAACCATCCTACCAAGTGGATGTAAATACCAATCCCCTACTGCACCAGTTCCAACTGCAAGAGTTTGTTCTGCCCAAGGAGCTTTTTCTTCTAGAGCACGAGTAGCAGTACCTAATGGATTCTCACTCTTATTTTTCATTATTTCATAAACATCTCCAAAACCCTTATAATCTTCACCACGAAGAGCTTTCGTAGTACCCTTTTGTAATCCTTTCAAACCTTCTAGAGTTTGTTCCCAATAACCTGCACCCTTGTCTCTAGCTTCATATCCAGCTTTAGCTGTCTCGTAAAGAGCGGCAGGAAGAGCACTACCTACACGGGCTAAAGGATCCATTACATATTTATTTACATTCCCACCAAGAAATTGTTCATCAATAGATGGACCTAACTGTCTACTATTTCTCCAATCCTCTTCTGGATTTACTTGCTTATCTAAAACATCAGCGGCATAAGCCGTACGAACGGCATTCTGTTCTAAACTCTGTTGATTTAATTGACGAGTTAAATTGTCATAGATAGTATTAAAGGCCTTGTTTGCACCAGCGATAGGATCAACGTATTGTGTTCCTTCACTGCCGAACCAAGACTTTTGCTTAGTACGAACAGCGGCAGGAACTTTACCGCCGCCATGTGCAACAAGTGTCTGAATAGCCTGCCTACCCGCACCCTGTTGGTATTGCTTTCTTCTCTGAGAAATACCAGCTTGAGAGACAGCTTTACTGGGACGTGAAGGTTTACCTGTACGTGTACCAACAAGTTGGTTAAACCTCTTACGAATATCTTCGCTAGGAGGTCTAGGTGCAGGCATTTCTAGTTACTTCTTCTTAGACGGCTTTCCAAAGAGATTAAACCCACCAGACGACTTCGTATTCTTAGAAGATGAAGTAGGCTTAGAAGATTTAGCTGGCTGTTTCCAGAATAGATTGAAAAGATTAGAAGTCTGGGCAGGGGTAATTCTTGGACGTGCAACTGGAGTAACTGCAACAGTCGGAGGAACGTTTGTACCTACAGGAACCTTAGTAGCTACTGTCTTAGGCTTAGATACAGTCTTTGTAGTAGTAGTTCTCGGACGGACTGGTTGCTTGAAAATTCCACCACTAAATGCATCGGCAAGTGAAGTCTTACGAGCCGCTTCATTCTGGATATCGGCCGCTCTTTTTGCAAGTAGACCGGAAAGTCCAGCAGACAGTTTTGGTGCGCGACTTTCACCAAAACCCAGAGGAGAAACAGTTTCCTTACCAGAAGCATTCCTAACGATATCGAAACCTTGAGGGTTACTAACTGGGTTAGATTCGATACCGGCCGCAGAGATATCAGGCGTAAGGTCTAACGGACTTCCAGTCAAAGCTGAAGAATAATCCTTAATTTTATTTGTCGTCTTATAGGTAGAAGTATCCTTACCTACGTTCGTCATCTTGTTGCCAGTTACAACAAAGTTAGCGTTTGGATTCCAAGGGAGGATAGCATCAAGCATCCTATTGTAAAAATCAATATTTCTGGACGTCTTCTTTGAAACTGCTATATCAGAAGGAGGAACGTAACCTCCACCTTCTGCCCAATCTCGCCAGTCGAATGGAATTCCAGGAGCTACTTCTCTCTTCGCCTTACCAAGTTCTTGCATTCCTTGTTGTGCAAGAATTTTAATCTGTGCTGGAGAAACAGCTCCCTTCGTCTTCCGCTCTAACTGAGCCTCTGGAGAAAAAACTCCATAAGGTGAGAACGGCTTCTCATTTTTCTTGAAAAGATTCCAAGGACTCCTAGAAGCCTTTGTAGACTGTGCGTTCAGCAATTCTTCAGCTAGAGCATTTTCAGCTAGCTGCTTCTCATTGAATTGAATAATAGGAGGAGTCTTCTGTCCCTTCGGAATTGGAACAAAATACTTCTCTACTACATTCTTAGTAGCCGGATCATCACCAAGGATAGCACCCTTATTGGTAACCATCTTATTGATAGCGGCCTGAACAGTTCCGGGAGTATTAGCTAGCCACGTCTTATTAAGATTACTCTGTAGGTTCTGGATCTCTTGTTCAGTTTCCGCAGCAGTCAATGCTTTAGAAACATCTTGAGTTAAGCCACGAGGATCTTGAGAACTGGTTTCCCACATTCTTTGTGTCAAGCCGGCAAGTTCAGGATTCCCTTGTGCTGCTTCCATAATTGCATTATAGAAGCCTGGAGAATATTCGTTAGAAGTTTGTGTACCAGTATCAGTAGCGGACTGAGCATTAGTTAAAGAAGTAGAAGGAACTGACCAATTACTTCCAGAACCTCCACCTCCTCTTCTTCCACCTCTTCTAAAACCCCCGCCTCCGCCACCTCCACCACCACCAGAACTAGGTACTGCTGCATTTGCAGCAATTGCTGCTAATAAACCTTGATCTGTGGCTAATGCATTCTGCTTCATTTTATCAAACCAAGCAAGATCGGTAGCTTGGTTTGCATCAGCCGTCTCTTGAATTTGAGACATAGCTTGACCATAAGCTGCTAGTGCCGGATCATTCTTTACTAGAGCAGAGTTAGGATCATTAGGATCTACAATCCTGCCGTAAAGATCTTGCATCCAAGTCTTACCGGAAGTTAGAACGTCTCCAGTAAGATCTTTATATTGTGCCGCAACTTGAGCTTTCGCAGCGTCATAAGCAGCAGGGTCAGTAATAATCTGATGCTGAACAGAAAGCAACGCTTGAGCGAGTGCTGGATTAGCAGTCAACTGTGACCAGTCCTGCCAAATACCAGAATCAATCATTGCCGCCATTTCAGGAGTAGTGCCGGCAGGTAAAGCACCGTTATTCATTGCACGGTAAGCATCAAGCAATTCTTTAACTGTAGCAGGAGGAGGCGCAGGAGCTACTGGTGCAGGAGCAGCTTTAACTTGTGGTGCTGCTTGAACACGTTTAGCAGCCGCTCTTTTACGATCCTGTTCTGCTTTCAGATCGGCAGCAATCTTTTTCCAATTGAATGGATCAGGATTAGAGTTATATTGCATACCTGGAGCACCAACCCAGGCAAGATCTTGTGCAGTTTCTTTATATGCCATACTACACCTTAAAGAGCTTTAGCTCCAGTCTCCGGCTTCGGCTTGAACCTTAATTCCGTTCTCCATTGCTTGCCAAGTCTTTGGTCCACACTGTCCATCAACAGGAACACCTAGAACAGTTTGAACATTCTTTAGAGCTGCAATAGATTTCGGCCCAAATTGTCCATCTTCTTCAAGACCCTGTCCAGCAATCAGGTTAATCTGTTGTTGGCACATCTTCGCCATCTTGCCAGAAGATCCTTCAACAACTTCGAGACGGTAACCTTCCACAGTAATAACTCCTGTAGGTTGGGGAGGAATAGGAGTTGGAGTTCCGCCGTCATCTGGAAGATCCCAAGTCTTCAACGGTGGAACAGTTATAGCATAGTTCCTACTGGTAGGAATTTCTGACGGTTGAATATGCCACGGCTCGTTATTAACATAACGGAAAGTACGAAAGCCATAAGCTGCACAGTTAGCTTCCATCCAGTTCCAAGAAACATCACAGACTGTGTCAATAGCTAGAGCGTTTCCAGAAGTTCCGTCAGCCGGGAAACCTTCATGATAAGAGTTACCTGGCTTAGCAAAACCAGGAGGAGGAGGATTAGGTTGAACTCGCCAACCTGTTCCACAACCTAAATAAACTCCCTGACTAGCTGCCTTTTCAATAAGTGCTTTAAAACGACGCTGAACTTCAGGATGCAGTTTATAAACAGTAGACTTGGTCATCATTTGATTCCAAGTTAGCAACGTCCCCATTCCTTGCGGATTACCACTGTAGCCATAGGGGAAGGTATATTCTTCACTCATCTACATCAAGTCCCTCCAACTCGTCTTCCGGAATATCTGACTTCTTTTCTTCCATCCAATTCAATGGCATATCTGGAATATCATCTCCAGGAACTTCTTCAGTAGTCATTTAACCCAACCTTGCAGCTGCTGCACGTCGAATCATTTCAGGAGTAACTGAAAGTCCAGTACGCGGTCCACGAGAAAGTCGTTGTCTCTGATAGGCTCCAAATGTTCCAGGAGTACCAGAAGATGTAAAACTTTCTCCAGGAACATTAGTTTCACTTGGAGCAGCTTCAGCTACAACAGCGGGAGGTTGAACAACTGCTGGAGGAGCAGTAACAGCTTCAGGAGGAACAAAAACAGCGGGTGGTGCAGCTAAACCTCCACCACCAGAACCTCCACTAACAACTTGATTAGTAGAACGACCACTTCCAGAAGTACGATAAACAACAGGAGGCGGTTTTGGAGCTAGAGCAGCTTGAACAGCAGGTGCAGTTTGTGCTTCAGCAGCAAGTCGAGCATTTTCTACGTTAGACTCAACAGGAGGGATATACATGCTTTGATTGGCTCTAGCTTTAACAGATGCAATGGCAGCATTCTGTGCAGCTTTAATAGCAGCAGCATTAGATGGCTTCTTAAGAGTTGGAGCTACTTGTGCAGAAGCAGCCATCAAAGCTCCAAATGCACCAGCTTCAGGCTTAGGCTTATAAGGTGCAGGTTTTGGTGGTGGCCTAACACCCCGTGCTGAATCAGCAACAACTCGGCTTCCAGCCATTTAAATTCCTCCTGTTACTTTGCAGGTGTTGGAGCCATCATAAGTAGCTTCTGCGTATTATATGCTTGATCTTGTTCAAGACGTTTACGAGCAATTGTAGCTAATTCAATATTCTGTTTTTGAGCAGCTTGAGCAGCCGCTGTGTTATAAGTAGTAGTCAAATCCATTTCTGACTTTGCGGCTGCACCAGATTGTCTCATACCACGATCTGCTAGATTTTCAGCAAGACTAGTACGATTCGTACCTAACTGCTTCTTCATCCTGTCCAGAACATTATTATAGTTAATCCTGAGACGGTTCTCACTATCATCTAGAGCAGCTTTATTAGCTCCCCATTCACTAGTGAGGGCATTCAAAGCAGCATAATCAATAGCCATCAGCAGTTCCCTCTTTAAATTTCAAGGTACTAGTGAACTTTCTTCAAGCGAGGGTTAGCCTTCTTCGCCGTTTTAGACGCATGACGTGTAGAATGAGCCAGAATTGCTCCAGCCCGATCCTTAGAAATTCCTTGTTGGGAAGCGATACGTTTCTGAACAGCTTTAAAACCAGGGTGAGCCGACTTCATCCTGGCCTTAGCTGCCTTCTTAATACGATTCTTGTTAGCGGAGTCGTCTTGCATCATTCAGCCTCTGCATCTTCTTAACTCTAGTCTGAGCCGCTCTTTGAATATTGGTAAGATTACCAGGCTTCGGAGCATTACTAACACCGTAGCGTGCCCGACCGCGAGATAATATACCCCTCATACCACGAGCGTCAACTGGATTCAAAATTCGAGCCGGCGCAGCCATCAATCTTCTCTTTCTTTTAATTCGACGTAGGGCTACTCATTCTAACAATCATTAATTGCTGAAGAGAGACAGTCCAGTTAGAACTATCATTGTGTTGTACACAAACTTGAATATTATCATTTGTAGACGGAGCAGTAGTGTTAATAGCATAGTCTGTCACATTAATATACATAGGGGTAGGAAGATCAAAATTAGACTGACGTAAAATATACTTACCTGAACCACCATTATTGTAATAAAATAAAATATTCATTTCATTAGTAAATAATCCGCCAGCATCTCTAGTTACAGCAAGATTAGCTTGAATAATATATAGACCTGGGAAGGGAAATGCTGCTACCTGTCCAGATACCAGCATATTTCTCCCCCAACCAGTATGAGACAAGTTATTAATAAATACACTACCAGGAGGAACAGTTAAAGCTCCAGAATTAATCCATGTCCAAACTGTTTTTAATTCATGTGCATGATCTGCTCTAGCAGGAAATGCTTGAACACCAACTGAAGAGTTTACTCCACTACTAGCTACCATAGATGGTGACGGTACTGGAAGAGAGTCACCAATATAATGCTTATCTGTATCCTGATGTTCTCGTAGAGTCATTCCAGACTCCTTGAACATCTTAGAAGTCAGAGTACGTACTGACTCTGTAGGATCAAACTTTTCACTCGGTGCATTAGACATAACAACTTCTATCTATTCTCTTAACGTACTAATTCAAATTCTCCACGCATTGTGTTCTGAACCACTGCAATATCCTTAATTTTAATTTGAGTATTATCGCTCTGAAGATTCGTAGTAAAGATCAATCCGCAACGTCTATAGTGATATTGTCCTGGAATTTGAACTAGGTTCGATCCATTTCCAACCGTATAATCTTGTGTAGCTGTCTGACGAATAGCATTAGCATCGGCAGTAGTAGCGTCAATCTCCCAAGATGTCGAGAAGTTATGCTGCTGTTCTGATGTAAAAATCTCCAGAAGTCCACGCTTATGATACTTCAAGTTATATGGATTTCCACCATCCATATTCTTAGTCTTCAAGTAAATATTGACATAGGCAGCAACGACAGCATTGGCTTCTGTAACAATCTGATCTTGACCACCATCGAATACTAGCAACTGAACAACTGAGTTTTCAGGAGCAGCCTCTGTACTCTTACTAGTAAACATCAGACCGTACACTACTGGTTCTGGGTTTAGATACGTAGCAACCTTGTCAGTGAGTGACCAGACACTACATAGACGACGTGCTCCAATAGGTGTAGCTACAGTTGACTTTGTATCAATATTCCATTCTGTCCAAGCTACAGGATCTAGTTTCGTATAGAAGATTCTACAGTTTGGGGCATCATAATATGCAATATTTGGAGTAGCTAACTTAGAGATACTAATAATCAAGCCGTCTTCATATGGAACGATACTGTGTACACGGTGACCCTTAGCTAGATAGAACTGATCCTCAATCACTCCAGAAATCTTAGTATTATAGAGGCTGTTCGTAGCCCATACGCCGGCAGTATTAATGAAATATACAATACCTTTCGACTCAAAAGCACACTGATTTGTAGTACAAACACTCTTCGAGTCTAAAACTCGCAAGATCCATGATGCTGGCGGACCTTCAACTATCAGAGTAAAAAGTCCAGCCATCGTAAAGACAAGCAGTTTATTACCTAACGGCACTACCTTTTTAATACGTCCAGCACCATTTGGTCCTACGAAGGGAATTACATTTGTAGCAAAAGCCCAAGTTTCAGGCAAACCACCAACCGGTGCAATATCAGTGTAATAGAGTCTATGATTCTCATAAGCCCAAAGACGGTCCTTAAATGTAAAAAGACCGTGCATCGTGCCACCAGCAGATGATGGGATAGAAGAATACGTAATTGTGTCAGCACCCCAGTTAAAGTTGGTGATCTTCTGAATCCCTTGGGTGTTCAGAGAAAAATAAACAGTATCTTGATACTGACAAATACCTAGACAAAGTTGGGGAACTGAGACAGACATAAATCCATCACCAGCACCCGCTGCTCCGGCACATCTAATAAAATTCAGAGTGTTTCCGGCCGATGTATTTCCAGGGACAGTTGTACCACTAGAACCCCAACCAAAGGCAGGAAAGGCTGAATCATATCTAGTAGGAAAAAGAGGATAGATGATGTTAATTTTTTCTTTAGTTAGATCTGTACCGTTCCCTGGAGCGTTTTCAAATACTTTCCAGTCAACAGAGGAACGCTTAATACCAACCCTGTTTTCTAGAGAGTCCCCAGTGGCGACCATGTTATAGGCCATAGCAGAGAAGCCATCTGGAATATTAGAAGCTAGCTCGCTTGTATACATTCCTTGCCCTATACCGACCCGAAAATACTCCTCCCCAGGAATTGTACTGCTCCGCGCCATGATTTCTTATTTTTCTCTAGTAAGACGTACCGTAATAGTCAGAATCTACGTAATCGAAAGGATCGGCAACTTTATAAAGAGCCGTCTCAGTAGCTTGTGCCTCATTACGTCTCGTACTTACGCGGCGATCGTATTGTTCCATTTCAATTTCGGCGGCCTTAAAGTTCTGGTTCTTATTATGTGCCTTCGCAAGACAGTATTTAATAATATCTTCATGATAGACGGCAGGAACAGTAAACTTATTCTCTCCTGGAATTACCAGCCCACCGAACGTAGTAACAGTATGGGCAGTACTACTAATAAAAGTAGTTACAGCAGCCGGCAGATCACTTAGATCATCTTTACCATCAAATTTAAAAGCTAATTGAGAACCAGCAGCTACTCCAGTACGGAGTGCCATAGCCCAAAGATTCATTAACGGTGTAACAGTATTAGCACCTGTAGGTGGATTCGTATCTGCAATATTACCAATCCACAACTTTCCGGCAGCAGTAGTATTCTTATTGAATGGTGCGGGAGTTAGAACACTTGTAGATTGTAAAACTTCTACCCCAGTTTGAATTTCGGATTTGTAGAGAATAGCTGTATTCGTTGCACCCTCAAAAGTAACTCTGAACTGTACTAGTTCTCCGACCTTGATAGGATTCTTGAAGTATAACGTATGAGTTTCAACTGTTGTTCCGTCACATACCCACAGATCTAGACGACCGTGAGAAGTATCCTTCTTATGAGCTAGAGTACAGTGGAACTGATTATTATTTGTAGTAGTTCCCATAGTGAAGATGTTAAAATCACCTTCATACGAGTTAAAAACCATAGTCAATGACAAGTTTAAATCCGGCTTAGAAGCCCAGTCTGCATCTGTCTCTACTGTTGCATACTGCGTAGTAGCAGCATAACTTTTCCAAGCAAGATAAGGTGCAACCATATACATCTCATCTGGAATACGGACGTAGAGAACATCTACATTATATGTATCCGTAGCAACTGGCGCCGGATACAATCCGACACGATGATCTTCAAAGTACCAATATGCAGGGTACCCAATAGTATTCAGATTGTAACCATTCAAATCCAATTCTGTAAAAGTAGTTTTATTCAGAGAGATACCATTAATTCCAACACGTTTGATATTCACACTATTTGGAGTATCAACGGGAAATTTGTTAGCGGGAATAGAGAGACTCAAATCATTATCTGTATTAGCTCGAATAATATCTAGTTCAGCATCATGCATCCAATCATAAATATCCTGATCTACAATAACAACTGAGTACTCGTCTCCGAAATCGCGCTTAATTCTCCGTAAAGCAGTAGAAACTTCCATAATATCTAATGTCTTTCTGCTGGGCGGTCATCAAAAAATGTGAGAAGATCACCAGTCTGTGAATCTTTGACAGTGTAACGACTCTTCATAGTAGCGATGTGTGCAACCACATCCTTAATTTCTTCACGTTTTTCTTGATAACGATCTTGAACTACTTTTCGTTGTCGTTCTTCACTAGATACCAAAGCATTATAAACGTTATGACGATGAGTATCACAATTATAAAGACGCTCAAGAATCTGGTCATTGAGAACCCAAGCCCGTAATACGGGCCTGAGAATCCCATCTTTTCCTCTCTCAGCTATTACGAACGGCTCATCCGAAATTCCTTCAGCTCGTTCAGGGTCAAGACACAAAAGTACTAGATTCGGATCGTAATCACGAATAGTTTCCGCAATTCTAAGTGCATCACGTTCTACAACCTGTCCATCCAAAACTACATGGTTCCCAGTTCCAGGATCGTAATAATTACTCATAGCGTAGAAAAAAGAATTCCATCTAAACTAAGATTTGCAGCATTACCAGTTATTGGTAACATAGTACCGTTGGATGAAACCTGAACCATCCCAAAGTTGTTAGCCGATACTGTACCAAACTGTCTATCAAAAACTGGCCTAAATCCTACTGGAAGTGTAGCAAAAGGAGTAGCACCTATTACGCCTTGTTTAATCATACCTTCTATATAAACTATATCTCCAATCTTACGATAACGAGCAGGTTGATAGGTAGCTCCATAATTAACCCACGAATTAACTAATGTAATGGCTGTCCAAGGTCCAGGAGTGTTTTGTGAGATAAAATCATTGATTGGGTTCGTAGCATTCACGTCTCCAGCAATAGGAGTCCATGCACCAGATACTTTATAGTTCAAAGTAGCCATATTAACTCCGTAACCTTACGCCATAATAGAGAATTGCATATTAATAACAACCCAGGCTGGACCAAATACTAAATTTGAAGAATATACAAGATCAACATTTCCACTAGTTAATACATTCATACGCCCCAATCCTCCCCATCCATCCGTACCAGAATAAAGAGTTGGTAGAAATTGTGAATTAGGAGGTCTAAATCCAGTAGGAAGAACAAATGCAGTTTGTGATGCAGGACCACCAGATGGAGGAGTAGGATTTTTTATAGTTCCTCGTACATATACAATATCACCAATCTTACGATATTGAGGATCTTGATAAGGCGGATTACTAAAAGCTACCCAGCCATTTTGAAAAGTAGTAATTGGAGTCCAAGGTACGACTGGTAACGTAGCATCTGTATCAATCCAGAATTCAATATTGGGGTCTGTCGGGGGGTCCGGCCCCACAAATACATTACTAGCATACCCAGATAAAACACTCTGGAATTGTCCACCTATTTTAGCTCTGAGAACAGTCATTAGAAATCCTTAAGCCTCAAGCTGTAGTAGAGAATTGGATGCCACTTAAAGAAACAAAAGCATTAGTACCACCAGTACCATAACCTATTACACCAACATAACCATTACTAGCTACTTCAAGATGGCAATGAACATTAGTTGCACATTCACCCGCGAATTCTTCATATTTTGCTGGACGAAAACCAACAGGTAATTGAAAAACAGAACTAGAAGTACCAGACATAATAACACCACGTAAAGTTACCTCATCCCCAATTTTTCTATACGCAAGAGGAGCATAAGCTGTATTACTATGATTAACCCAACCATTCAAAAAGGCTGTAACGGGAGTCCACGCGGGGGGTGTTGCAGGGACAGGTAGTGGCGGGTATTGATTCGGACCTACGTCTTCAACATAGAAATAAGATTGATTTTGACTATATAAAGTTGAAGCAGCTTGTGGATTAATAACTACATTAAAATTTTTAGTGGTATTGTCACCATCAAAAAGCCAATCGTAGATAATCTCCTGATAGTAACCAGTAGAGGCACCCAATGTAACCCAAAAGCCAGAATTATCAGGAACAAAAGTAGTCCCATCCCGTAACTTACAATTAATTGATATTACGCTACCGTTTACAGTTAAACTAGCTGCTCTAATTCCAATGTGAATTTTATAACGACGACCAGTAGATAGGATCACAGTTAAATTATTAGTAACTTGCGTATCTGTACTAACAGGCAAAGCTGTAACACCATTAAATGAACCTACTGCAACTATTCCAAGTGCATTTCCTGCTGCTGTAAAAGTGTTCGTATCTAGAACAGGCAACGGTGGAAGGAACTTCGGTCCAACATCTTCTACATAGAAATAATTAGAATTACCAACAATTCCAAGCGTTAAATTTCCAAATTGATTGACATTAATACTAACATTCAATGATTTAGTAGTACCGTCACCGTCTAAAACCCATTCATATTTAAAACTTTCATACCCAGCACTTGCAACAATAGGAGCAACATACGGTACATAAATATCCGTTAGAGCAGTAGTTCCGTCACGAAGATTCAATGTAGCGGCAGCCTGAGCAGAAAAGTTAGCTGCGCGCACACTGAAATGAACACGGTAACGTCTACCAGTAAGAAGTGTTACAGAAAGATTATTAGTAACTTGAGCAGAGGCATTTGCATTGATGGTAGTAACAGCAGTATTAAATGAACCAATAGCAACAATGCCTAATGCATTTCCAGCAGAAATGTAGCTCTGTTCAATGCTAGGCGGAGAAGTTGCAGTATCTACCCAGAGTTCAATTGATGGATCTGTAGGTTCAGTCCCACCGATAGCTACCTCACTATTGATACTCTTCCAAGAACCACCAACCTTAGCTTTCAGATTCTCCGGAGTGACACTCGTATCTACCCAAAGTTCATAGTTAGTACCTACAGGCTGGCCTATTCCAATACTAACTTCATCAGAGTTAATAATATCCTGAGGGTCTTCAACAGTTTTCCAAGAACCAGCTTGAATAACTTTCAATTCTCCATAACCAGCACTTGTATCAAACCAAAGTTTAATTCCAGGATCAACCGGTTGAACCGTAGATACAGCTACTTCCAATCCCGATGGCGCAGACTGTCCAGTCATAATTGGAGCGCCATTAAGATACCACTCACCAAAAAGAAAGATTCTACTATCCTCAAAGACTGTTACAGAACAATCCTTTGGAACGTAAAGATCTACCCCGTTGTAAACAACGGTATCATTAGCATCTGTTGGATAAACAGGCATACACGTTACTTTCTGGTACCTACAGGGGTAGTAGATTTACTCTGGGATCGAACTCTAGAAGCGGCCGCAGATTTTATTCGTGAGCGATTAGTAGGGATCGGCTTACTTCCATATTTGTGTGACCATTTCTTAGCGATAGCAGGCTCATGCATCCAAAGGTAACGTCTTTGAGCCTCAGACTTGAACGGCATAATTCCTCATACAGCAAATAAGGGAGATAGACATGTTACGACTATCTCCCTTATTCACTCGCTTCCCGGCGAATCTCTAACTGATGTGTACTAAAATAGCCTATACTGTCACCCTAAGATTCAGTTATATTGGTAAATTTACCATGTGCATTTCTTTGGTGCGTACCGAATTGCCAGTACTGTTTCATGAGTGCTTCGAAAGCGTCATAATCTGTGATCCATTGCAGGACGCCTCCTGCACGGTCTTCCCAATACCACGGCTTATCACGCCAAATCTTCATTTGCTTTTCATTGATGAAGAACATGCACTTGGCCGGAGTATCGGGATCGGCAACAACCGGGATATCCTTTTCACCGTACATGAAAGAAAGTCCGGTGAGACCACCGTCGAATTGCTTCGGCTCATTGTAGCGACGAAGGCTCGTCATCAAGTTCCAATAAGCACGGCGAACACCAAACGAAGCAAAGATGGCAGTAACAATTTGACCGCCAGCAGTACGGACATCGTCCACCATCTTAATCATGGCGAGTTCAGTCAAAGTCGAAAGAGTGCTATCTTCATTTGATGACCACTTAGGAGTAGTAGCTGGATCAAGTCCATGAAGAGCACCTGAGTTATCAACAATCTTGTTGATTCCTGTAGGTTCTTGGTTATAGTCACCAGTACGGGAAACATAGTTACCGATTGCTACTGTCGGAGCACCAGCACCAACTGAGAATGTGGTTGCAGAAAGAATAGCAGAGATAGTAAGAGTTGCACCACCAGCCACCGGTGTTCCAGCGTTGGTAATATCAATTACCATTCCTTCATCAAGATACGCTGTACTATCAACCGTAACAGTAGAACCAGTAGATGCTCCTGTAGCCTTCGCTTTAATTCCTGAAGCTACGGCAGCATCAATATGCCCGTACGCAACTCGGTTCTCATCCTTAGCAATATCATCCTTCAAGCCATCCATTTCGATATCCATACCGGATGCGAAAGCTTGACGGTTACTATCTGCCAATTCAATAAGTTGACCAGTCAAACGAACACGGCCATATCCATACTTGAGACTTTCTTGCGCCGCCTTAAGACCTTGCTGTCCAGCAGGAGCAAGCTGCGTATTTTCTGCACGGTACGAAATACCGGCGTTACGAGAAGTACGAACTGGGAAAGTAACATACTTACCGCCAACTGCATCAGTAGAAGTTCCCTCAGCAGTTTGTTCAATTCGCTTAATAGTGACTCGCTCATTATTAAGCTGGTCATTAATGTTACCCTCGTAAATTTCCTTAAGGATAGCATTAAGGGTGGTCATTGTTGCGCCCAATTTTATTCCTCCAGTTGAGCTAGCGCATTTGCAATTGCTTGCCTACGTTCAGCGCCTCTAAGCTTACTAGTATCAACCTGGCCTGAAGGAACTCCACCCTGACCCCCCATAATTTTAGGGGCTTGTCTAACAGGAGCCTGTTGGCTGCTATACTTACCTGTCAAATCATTCCAAGCCTGCATAGCTTGTTGCACATCTCCGTGCCGAGAGAGTTGAAGAACGATGAAATCATCATCAAACTCTCCGAACGCATTATGCATCTCTCCAAGCAGATTGTCAAGTTGTTCTTGTTCTTGAGCATCAACTTGACCTTGTTCTACACTTGCCTTCCATTCTCGCAAAGAATTCAATTCTTGCATAACATTCTGCTGGAACACATCATTTTGATCTGGACCATTTTGATCGTATCCAGTACTTTGAAAATCTTGTCCATATCCAGTATTTTGATCTGACATTTCTTCCGTTCCTTCAGTCTCCAATTCTAGAATCCTGAGTAGTTCTGCTTGGAAAGTATCACCGTACTGTTCTTGAAGTCCATTCCACATCAAACGAAACAAACCTTCAGGATCATTACGGAAGTTATTAGCGAAATTTGTATACTTCTGTAAGTCTTCTACAGTTCCAAGAGCCTCGTACGGCTTCAAACGGTTACTATAGTCTTGAAACTTCTTAGTGACTTGACCATCCCACTGCTTTACGTATGGAGAAAGAAGAGTTCGATGCTCTTCCGGCATTCCATTCAAAAACGGCGACGCAAGGGACTATTCTGATTCTGCACCAGAAATATCCCCTACAGGGGTAGTATTACCAAATTCTACTGGTTCCATCAGTAATTAGCTCCTACAGGAGCAGAAGGATTACCGTTACTAGAAACGGGAACTGAACTAGAAGGAGCCGCCGCAGAATTTGTTTCTGAGCCCGATACGGACTTGGCCTTTTCCAGTGAGAGATTGCTC